GTGAGAGCCCCGTCAGGTTCGTTTCGGAATTGGAAGAGTCGGATTCCTTTGAAGATGTTGATGAGATCAATGGGTCCGCGCTTCATCTCCAGATTCACAATGTTCCAAGCCACCTGAACTACTGTGCGGTAGACGGGTATGAGTTCGGTTTCTCTGTATGAGGCAAATATCAATGGGACGTCAGTGGAATGGTTTGCGAAGCTATTGAATCTGATGAGGTAATTGATGGTTTGAGACAGCGTCTGCGTGCTCCTCCCCTCAAAAAAGCCCTTAACATCGACTGGTTTCCTCGTGAAAGCGTTTATGATTCGTGAGGCCTTTGAGATTTTCTCTGACATGTCCAGAGGGTCTACCCCAAGCTTTCCTGCTGTGTCTTGCCAATCTGGGCAGAACGAGGGGAACCTGCTCTTTATGATCCTGACGTCCCTTTCAATGGATCCTACAGTGCTTCCTTCAAGGCATTCCTCGTCGAACCATAGCTTTAGGATGATGTCTTTGATGTTATTCTTGCACACATAGAGGTTTTCCTTCCCTCTCAGGGATAGAAACTTTTTGAGTTGAGGCTTGGCATTGTAGAGTAGGGGAGATTTCGGCTGCGATAAGATCAGTTGGTAGGTGTCCTCATGTTTAAACACAGAGTCGGGGGTGACTTCTTTAACCGTGAACTTAACGTCATCTACAGTTGGAACATCAACAAAGCCCATGAACATCTTTGTGATGGTGCTGAAAGGCAAGTTCTGGGATGCAAAGTCTGTTTTCCCGGAGGTGAGCAATTCATACTTGAACCAGGATCCTTGCTCTGCGGTTCCGATGTTTCCTAGTTTCCAGGTATTGGCGCCCTTTGTGGCAACAGTCTTACAGTAAGAGTATGCCTCCGAGGACCTTCTAAAAGAAAGTTGTGCTCCTTTTGTGTAGATCGGCCTCACTAGGTTGGCAAGGATATCTAAGGAGTTGGAGTACTTCCCAAACATTATCAATGGTCGGGACTCAGTGTAAGACTTCAACCACTTGAACCCGAAGCCCATCGCAGTGAGTCGCTGCTTCGTGGCCTGATAAAGTCTTCCTGCTGCTGACTGCAACACAGGGTAACATTTAGAATTGAAGCCGTGAAGGTTTTCATGCGCAGTCAGGACCTCAAACTTGCTGTCAAGCTTCTGCGAGAGGCTCGAGCAGTAGAGAGTGTTGAGGCATTTCCTTTCAACGGCCATGTTGCTTGTTTCCACCATAGTCTTGTAGTGGGAGAGGTCAGAAGGACATAGTAGGGAGGAGAAAGCTGGCAAGGAAGGGTAGATGCCTAGCTCGTAGGGGATGTAGTTGGCGCTTGCAGCAACAGAATATTCTTTTGCGATCTTCACAGGGTCATTTTGCTTTCCCGGGCCGGAGGAGAAGTACTCCTCTGTGAATATCTCATTGAGCATTGAGACAAACTGAGCGAGCTCGCCAGAGGCACCATTCTCCATAAGAGCCTTCTCTCTTGTCCTGAGCTCGTCAATGAAGTCCTTCGGAGAATCTGCTACGGGCACACCCACAGCATTCATGGCAAACTTGACGGTGGCAGGAAACTGGCAGTCCTGAGAGCTGAAGGCACTGTTGAACTCAATCACAAACCGTCCAGCTGCTGTTTTAGAGTTGGAAATCTTTATGTTAAAGAGGTTTCCGCAATGGTACCAACAGTACTCAAAAAATAGAAGCAGCTTGTTGAGCATGATGCGCACTGCCTTAGGAGCTGTTGGTTTTCCTCTGCCCTTCTTACTTTTCTCAGCTTTCTTCGACCTTTCTGCCTCCTCATCGGTTTTTCTTATGCTGATTCTTATAATGAGCAGCGAGTCGTCGGATGAGTATTTAAAGCGCATGTCGAACGAGTCCGCATCAAACCGCTCAGGAAACTTGATCGCAAGAACTCTTATGAAGCTCAACATTGTTCTTTTGACAAACCTGAGGAAGCATCCTTGGAGGACGTTGGAGCAGTAATGAAGGATCCCTTGCCCCATGTTTGAGATGTTTTTGAAGTATGGGAACTTGAGCCTCTGGAATTCGTCTTTGAAAATGGGTGCCATCTCC